ACCTGTTCTTCACTCATCCTCTTTCTCCTTTGTGATCTTTGCAAAGACGTCCCGGTCGTTGACCATCAGATAGGTTTCCCCGTCCGCCGGCCCCTTCGCAAGATACCCCGCCATCTTGGATACCAGAACCTTGTCGCCGGGCCAGCAACGCCGGGGCTCGTCGGGGTAGCAATGCGGCCCCAACTCGATCACCACGGCGCGCTGTTCCAGCATCACAGTTCTGTCCTTGACGTTCTCCGGAATCACAATCAATCCGCCCTTTCGCTCGGGTTCATAGTGCTTGAGCAGCACTGCCCGGCCGAGGGGCGCCAGTCCACTGTTGTTTTCCATCATTCCTCTAGTTCACTGCTGAGTGTCTCATAGTCGAGTTCGATGACGAACCCGGCCGCCTCACAACCGCCGATTGCTCGCGCATTCTCGACAGCTGTGGCGAATTGGCTTTGGTCCAGGAAGGCACCATTCGCCCACCGCTCTTTTGCCAGCTCGATCCGCGCACGGAGAACTTTCCGTAGCGCTTTCGTCACTGGGTGATCTGCCCAGCCAAGGAACTCCTCTTCATTCACCATTGGAGGACTCCTGGGCCGTTTGATTCGATTCCCGCTCTTGGAGTGCCAGCTCGATTCGGTGGCGCATCCCTTCGTCATGAGCCTTCAGCGCCCCGATCGAAGCTTCGAATGCGGCGATCTTGCCCTGCTTTGCAAGGCTATCGACTTCGGCGTAGGTCAACTTGGCCTCGGCCTCGAGCTTCAGGATCTGGGCGCTGTTCACCCGCTGCTCTTCCATCATCGAGATGAGAAACTCGGTCTTTTGCTGTTCGAGCTTCATCGCCACCGCTTTGAGTTTCATCTCCTCGAGCTGAATGCGGGGGTTTGGAGGCGCGGGGATCTTGCCCGGTCCCGGATAGATCAGGTCAATCCCGTCCACCTTATTCGCGCGGAGGAAATTACGCTCAACCTGCTCGAGGTCGTAGCCAGGAGTCTGGGCGGCGGCTCCCTTGAGCATGATGGCTTGCTGGAGGCGGGCGGCATCCGAGACAACATTAGGATCAGCGGCGGGTACCAGGCGACTCGGATCGCCCAGATAGTCTTCCCGAAGCGCCTTGGCGCCTGCCGCACCAAAAGAATGAAACGACGGCAGATAAATCCCATTAAGGGCGTAGAGCTTCTTGAACTCTTCCTTCATCGCCCGCCAGACCCGCTTGAAAATGGCCGAGTAGATTTTCGACCCCTGCTCTACCAGCATGTCGGCGGTACCCTTGGGGGTGTTCTGGCCGATATTCTCCCCAACCATGATGTCGGTCGAGCCGGAGATACGCTCCGTATAGTTGATCAGGAGGGAGAGGAGGTTGAACAAAACGGGGGAGGGCTCTCGAACCGGCAGCGGGAAGATCGACTTTCTCAGGTCATCCCCCGTCGCATCGACCGTCTTCCACTCAAGGGGAGCGAACTGAAGCTTGCCGCCGCGGATCTTGGCGCCACGACCGAGAAAACCCCCTCCCGTCGTCGCCATCGTTCCGGCGTCGAAGATCTGATTTACTGCCGTATTGACCGACTCGTTGAGTGGGCCGAGTAAGATCCCAAAGCCAAGATCGTAGATCGAACTGTCGGGCGCCGGAATGAAGGTGTACTTCGTAAAGTACTCCGTGGCGCGAATCGAGTAGATCCGGCCCGCGGAGGTCTTCAGAACGTCCTCCATCCGCTCCCAGCGGGCAACCACGCGCAGAAGCTTCTTTGATGCCCCCTCGATTGTCACGATATAGGGCTCGGCGTACCCATCCCCGTCAAGGTCCAGCCAACAATGCTGCTCGAGAGTAGTAAAGGGGGTGGCGGCATCTGCCGGCGGCGGCCTTACCCCGTCCCGCTGATCCGTTCGGGATTCCCCAGGAACCTCCAGCACACGAGCGGGCTGTTGGAACCATTCCTCTTCCGTATAATCATTGAAGACGCCGAGGAGCATCTTCTCGTACATTTCATTCCGGGAGAGCGGGATGACGTGGGTTTTCCGCGCACACGTCTCCACGCTTTTCGCATAGTAGTCCAGCACAAAGTCTTTCGCCAGGACAAGTTCGCTCTTGTTCGACCGGAGAGAGGCAGAATGGAAGCTCTTCTTGAACGCACACCCAACAATCGGGAGGTTGATCAGCAGCCGATCGTGTTGCTCCTCCCAAGATTGATCCTCTTCGAGAATCTGGTAGCTCATGTGAGCTCCGATTCGAAGGGCGCGGGCCTTCTCCTCTCCCCGCGGATCTTCGCCCATCACTCTGTACTTCACGATCTCCGGACCACTCACGAGCGCTGGGTAGGCACGAGAGTGGAATTGAAGGGTAGCAATCGTGATCAGCGGGAACGCGACATTGCTTGAGTTCGCCCAGGGAAAGCTCTTGTCCTTCTGCAGCTGAAGGGCAAGGTCCATCGCCGCCTGCATCCGACGCTCCCATTGCGAGCGGGATTGGAGATCGTTGGAATATCCCTGCCAGATATAGTCCGCCAGCCGCGCTTGATCAACCTCGGAGAAACGCCCGGCGAGGTTTGTCGCTTGGGTCGTCGCCAAGTCGATTCGGAGGGTGGTTTCGAGGTTAAGCATGATGCGGGGGTATAATTCCGGGTTTATGTACGGGTTAATACCCGGTCACTGCGGACCGTCCCAGGCTCCGTCGAGGGTCATTCACAAGCAGATTGATTTCCTCGTCATCGAAAAAGTCTTCGACCTCGACCTCGGCTAGGCTATCGAAGCCCAGACTGAGCAGAGCGGAGGAGTCGAATTGATCGTCGAGGGTCGCTTCTGAGTGGCCAGTGAAACGCAGAAGCTCATCCTCGTAGCCCGGATACCACGAGGTTTCCTTATCAAAGCGGCAGGCGCCAGCACGCATTCTCCGCTGAAAGGAGCGCCCCCGAGACGCCTTATCTCGAATCGGGGTCCTAACATCGAAATTGATAAAAACTCCTCGCTTCGTCATCTCTTTCTTCAGCGTCGGCCACAGAGCAAGCCAGATCTGCCCGCCTTCTACGAAGAAGATGTCCGGTCGCCAGTCCCTTTGGACCGCGAAGATTTCTTCGCAGATTTCAAGGGAGTCCCATCGACCCACTCGCTGATCGACGAAGTGGAGGACATTCCCCACGTCTTTCCCACCGACCGTAAAACTGGTGCGGTTTGCCTTGTCTGCTTTGGAGATAGCGAAGTCGGCCGCGGCGCAGATAATTTTCTGGGTTTCCCGGTCTTCATCTGTCATCTCCAAGAAATCGGTCCGGCGGAGGTAGGCCTCGGAGGAGTCGAGTGGGTCGTTAAGGTATTCCTGGGAATACCCTGCCGCGTCTTGCTGCTGAATGAAACCTTCACGTTCGGCCCGAAGGCGCTCTTCCGGCCAAGCCTCTGGCCAGAGGATGTCGGCAAAGTCATCAAAGCCGGCGTGTGCTTTATACAGAAGCGCACTCCACGTTTTGTCTTTCATCAAGCGGGCGAGGAGAGAGTCTTCGTGCAGAATCGTTCCATGTACTCGGATCTGCCCGCCCGAGCGTAGCACCGGTTTGAGGGCCCGGAGGAACCACCGCCGGAACTTCGAGCGCTGCTCGCGGTTTTCAACCTGCTCGTCGTCCTCAAGGTCGTCACAAACCACGAGGCCTGGTCGCTTCCCTTTCCACTTCCGACCGCGCATTTTCTGGCCTGAGCCCCGCGCAATTATGCGAAACTCGTAGCCGTCCGTACACTCAACAATGATGTCAGTCTTGGCATCAGTGGTCAGTCCACGAATCCCGAACTCCGCGATCAGATCCTCATTCTCCCGGAGCTCATGCGCGATGTCGCCGAGATGCTCGATCGCCATTTCCTCGTTACTCGAGATCAACACGATATAGCTCTGAATGCGAAAGAGGGCGGTTGCAAGGACGAAATCGTGTGTGAGAGCGGTGCTCTTTGCGTGCTTACGGGGGGCGGCAACAGCGGCCTGCTTCGCATCAGAACAGTACAATTCCCAGCACTCCCGATGGAAAGGCGGCGTCGGGACAGGGTCATCGTAGAGCGGGGAGAGGAAAGTTCCCGCGAAAGCCTCGATTAGATCCGCCGAAAGGGAAATCACACCACCACCCTCGTCGCCGGCCGCAGATCGACCGTAGCCGGCTGGTGGGATACTCCAAGCGGGGGCGGCGCAAACGGATTGCCATGCTGCCGAGCCTCGGAGTAGATGCCAATCTCGTAGACCAGCTCCACCCCGCGCCAGCTAAGGCGCAGGCTCAGAGTGGGGTAGGTGTTGACGTTCATCATGTCAGACTACTACCCTCGTCCCAGGCCGCAGATCGACCACGCCACCGGCTTTGATCCGGTTGCTGGTCCTGATCTGGAGGGCGTAGTTCACCCGCTTCTCATCTTCGGTAGGTGTTACGCCGGCCTGCCTCAGCACGCGTGGCAGACGGGCAATCTCAGCGGCGGGGCTTGCGGTGATCTTGTTTGTGACTTCCGGCGCGGAGTCGTAGCTTGATCCATTCCAATCTCGCAATCCGTGGGAGTGGCCGTAGAAATTGTTGCCGTCGATTACTCGTGTTGCAGGATCATGCCCGTCGCCTTCGACTGCCTGTGTGTACGCATTCTCTCCGGCCCACTGCCCAGACCCCAGCGAGATATTCCCCCGCAACTTGAACGCCGCCGTACTCCCGACTTTCGCGAATGCAAATTGTTGGAACCCAACCGCGATCATCCCCTGCACGAGCCCCCGGTGATTACGATCCGGCTCTGCGGCTGTACCATCATTCAACTCGATGGCAAAGTGACTCCCGCCATTAGAAACAGGCGGCAGAGCAACCGCTACGCAATCTGTCCAGACATTGTTGTCGCTTCCACCATTACCGATGAAATTAACTCGACTTCCCCACGATACACAGCGGCGCCATTCCAAATCCCGCGCCCAGAGTTCCTGATAGAAGGCATGTCCGTCGGTCGGCCAGTAAGGATTGGCGCCACCACCAGCCTCGGCCCCATAGACCGTGCTGTCCTCGACAATCACGCGACTGCCGTCGTCCGTCATGACACTGGGAATATAGAACCCTCCCGATCCGTAGGACTTCGTGCAGCCATTGACGACATGCCGATAGATTCTTGCGTCATTGACGCGCATCCCTCGCGGGCCGCTGGTGTTGAAGAACGAGTTCCCGATGTTCTCACCGTAGCAGTCATAGTGGCGCAGACTCGTATATCTGACGTTGGGGCTGTACTCATACCCACCAACCACGCCAACACCGTTGTACAGATCAATCAACCGCAGATCGTTGGAACTGACCCGCGCCATATCAAGAACATACGGGTCATCCGGCGGACCTGCGCATCTGCAAATTGATGCGTAGTACATCTCCCGCAATTCCAGGCCGGATATTTCATACCCGCCTTTTGGCCGATAGACGCTGAAAGTTTCCTTGTACCCTTGGGTGCCCCAGGTACCTTCCGGGAAAGATGACACATACACACCGCCGAAGGCGTCAACGGGGTTGCCCACGGAATAAATCACCGCGTATTCATCTGCAATGCCGTGAGTAGCAGTGTTCGTCACAGACCCGCACCACTCACGCGCGGCAGTGGGGAGGAATTTGCCGTACCCCGCGCGGTCTGTTGGGTCAACGGCTACGCCCCAAGTGCCGTCTCCGAACAAACCAAAGAAGGTCTTGGGGACTCTCCACAAGTGCGTTCCTGCTTGCAGTGTCAGAGTCGCTTTGACGCCGTTCTCTGTGGTGCCCAAGCTATTGTCCACCGCAACCTCGACGCACTCATTCGCTGCGAGCATCCGATACGCGGTGATGATGGGCTTGGCACCAGAGCCCCATGACCCCACCACGATGGGGGCGGCCGTCTCGGTCAGGCTGCGGAAGTTATCGAGAAAGTTTGTCTCCGTGTCGCACCGGAACAGGTATTCCGTGCCTGACTGCAATTCCCACGGAGAAGGAAGTTCGCTAGGGTCAAGGTACGGATGCCCACTGCTGCCGTCGCGGCTGCCGTCCGCCGTGTTATCGCTGGCGAAGTAGATCGCCATGATTACAGCCCCGGCGTCACGCTCACGCGGATGCTGTCCAGGTTGATGTATGAATCAGCAGTTGGCACGCGCAATTCCAGCGATAGTATCAAGTCGCCCGTCGTGTCCTTCGCAACAGATGTGTACGTGG